AAAGAAAAAGAATAAACCAGCACCCTCTAAAGAGAAAGCCAGCTTCCTTGGTCATGCAGGAAGAAACATGACCTACAGGGATTTAAAAAGAAAGGCTGTCATATTGGGAATGCCTTTTCCTGATGCTTGTGCTGCAGGAATATTCGATTTAATTGGTTATATCGAAAGGTCAACCAACAAACCAGACAAATCATTAATTGACCAATATGATGATTGGATGGATAAACAATTAGAGAACATAGGTTATTCAAAGGATGACCCTCTAAGAAGTTCTAAATTAAGGCTTGGGTTTCTCGGAGAAGAAGGAGAAAATGGGAAGAGGAAAAACAAAAGGGTTCCCGGGATAAAGAAGCCAAGAGAAAAAAAGCCACCAAGAGAAAGGGATGAATTTAATCTCATCAAAGGTACAAAGAAATCTTATGTATGGTCATTAGTTTCAAAGGGTTATGATTTGGATAGAGTAACTAGGAGAATGAAAAAGAAGTTCCCGGATGCAAATGATAAATCGATAACACTTTGGTTTAGAACTGCAAGGAGGAGTATGAATGGTAAAGTTAAAGGAGAGTAGCAGGGAACCAATAAGGTCAGATAGATATTACATTTGGACTTGGAGACCAGATACTACCAATAAGTATATTACCGAAAAGAAATTATATCGGAAACATCTTACTGGTATACCATACTTTACTAGATACCAAATAAAAAAGACTCTTACTTACATGTATGGAGTTGATGTTCTTCAATATATTCATATCATATCAGGTAGGAAACTCATTAGGCTGGGCATAAGACAATTATCAGATATGAATGGTATAAGATTAAAACATGGTTCTACTAAATTCTGGTATAAGGGTAAATTGGTTAAGGCCAGAAAATTTATCATACCTGACGAATATAAATTAGATAAACATCGAAGACGAAGGTTCATGGTTCAAATGCATCGGGTCTTTAAAAGCAAAGGAAAGGAGGCATTCAATGAAAGGTACTCACAAAAACTCTATGGACAACGGGAAGGCATATCTCCCCAGTATATCCGGAAGAAGAGAATACAAATCCGTTCTACTATCTTACAGGATTTACAACAGGCTGAGTCAAGAGGAGAAGCATAAATATAATATCTTATCCTTACAGTACCCACCCTTGGTATGTTCATTGGCCCTCTACCTAAGAAAGAAAATGAATATCCCAATACAGAAAGTACTATTTATCAAAGCACAGAGGGATATGATAGATATCTTTTATCAAGAATCCTTAAACCATTTGGGATGGGTTCCAAAAGAAAGACATCTGGTAAAAGCTTTAAGATTTCAAGGGTTTGTTCCTGCAAGCAAATATAAGATGAGAAGCAAATATGCCTACATCATGACCAACAGGATGCTAGAAAAAGAATATTGGGTATTTCCCATGAGACTAGCTGATAACTATAAATCAATGCAAAATCCAAAATACAAATTCTATACAGAAGTATTTGGTAAAGCGGGTATTCCAGGTATAACTAAAATTAAATACAGTAATGGAGACTAAAAATAAGGTACCGGAAGTAAAGGTACACCAACCACTAAACCCCTTTATGGGTAAAACCTTCAAGGTATTAACCTATAATGATGGTGAACAGGTAATTGATACCGAAACCGTAAAGATAGAATCTCAAGAAGAATTAAAGACCCTTTTAGGAGAGATAAAACAATATAATTCTGAATATGCTTATCTAAGTAATTCGGAAAGAAAGTATAAGAAACTTATAACAGAGTGATATAACTATTGATTATTAACATTTTAAACATTACGAAAATGGCAACTAAGAAAAAAGAAACTAAGAAAGAGTTGAAAGAAGTATCTCGTAAAGAGATTAACGGTGCAATCATTATCACCTACGAAGATGGTTCAGTAAAGATTATCCCGGCTCCTATCGTACTTTCGGCAGAAGAAGCAGCAGACCTTTTTGGTTCTGAAGATGCAGATGACGAAGATGAGGACGAAGAAGAAGACGATGATGACGACTCGGATGATGAAGATGAAGATGATTCCGATGAGGATGACGATGACTCTGATGAAGACGAGGACGAAGATGACGAAGAAGAGGAAGACGATGAGGATGAAGAAGAGGAACTGACCGGTGAAGACCTTG